TCCTCGATCTTCTTTGACGGATATAAAACTAAAGTAAAAACCGCACCCGCGACAAATGTCACTATTAAACGAAGCCATTGACTACTATATAAATTACTTATATTCATAATTACACACCTAGTTATTTACTGTTGACATCATATCGTTAAATGCCTGTTTACTGAGTTCCAACTGGTTTTCCAAGTTAGAATCACGTGGCATAGTAACGATGCCGCCTAAAGTTATAAACAGTGATGCAATAGATAGTGCATTGCCAACAGCTACACGACAAACCTTAGCAGGTTCGATAATACCTACTTTAAATGGATCAACTAAGATATGTTCGTTTGCATCAAACGCAACCTGAGGTAGTCCTACATATTCTCCTACTTTCAATGTACTTAATATATCTTCAACTATTTCACCGCAATTATTCATAAGAGTTGTAAATGGTGCTGTTAATGCGGTAGCTAGTATTAACCATGATGGCTTAGCATCAGGGTGTTTTGTGATTAGGTCAGATAGGTGTAAATGAACTGTACACCCTCCAGGAACAACACCCTCAGCTATTGCAGATCTAACAGCTTCTATCGCATCTTCTACGCGGGCCTTCTTCTCACGAACCTCTAAATCCGACATACCCCCAACCCAAATAGTCGATACACCTCCAGTTAACTTACCGATAGCAGCTCGTAAAAAGGACTTATCAAACTCTGAAAATGCAGCATCATGAACTGATTTAAGTTCTTCTATGCGGGATTGTATTGCGACTGCATCCGGAGTGGACGAGATGAATGTCTCGTACATATTAACTTTTAGAACATTAAACTCACCTAGATCCTCTTCCTTTAAATCAACTACAGTAGCTGCATCATGAACTACAGCACCTGTATAAGCTGCCATATCATGTAAGAACATCGATGCTCCGTTAGGCAAACCAGAGCGAGGTGTTTTGACAGGAATAACCATCGTTCCACCTTTAACTGCTTTAGCTAACTTGTCCATAACTGGATCAGCAAATTCATGTGCAAAAATTACTATAGGTGTTCCATCGTATTGTCCGTTAACGTCCGCTACGCAATCCTGTAAAATAGCCGGTACCTTTAGATCATTTAAGGCCCCGTCGTATAAAAATACCAAACCATTGTCTAATGTTACCTGTTGATGGGCCCTATCATTGATAAATATAGGACCAATAGCATTGTGATCCTTCAAGCCGGTTGTTACGATATAACCGTCTATAGTCTCTACACGCATATCTCTGCCTTGTCCCTCTTCTAATAAGACCGTACCATCGTCACCAGCAGCCATAACAGCCTCAACAACAACCTGGGCAATCTCTTCGTCTCCATTAGCAGATATCCGTGCAACGCTATTTAGCGATGATTCATCATTTACCGGAACTGCAAACTCTTTAAGATAAGGGACTATTACTTTGTCATAGCACTCTTTAAGTTCACGTGCCAACCGTTGAGGATTAGTTTTGGGATTAGATGTCAGGAAATCTTGTCCTGTCTTTACTATCGCATTAGCTAAGATAATTGCTGTTGTAGTACCATCCCCTGCTTCTTTCGCAGTATTGATACTGATTTCTTTTGCTGCTTCAATAATGGTATTACCTTCAGCATCTGATAATCCTAATGCTTTTACTACTGTCGCACCGTCTTTAGACGCGATTGGTGACATACCATCCCGTTCAATTAAAACGGTACGTCCAGAAGGTCCTAAAGTTGAACCGCATATAGTCGCCATAGTGTCTAACGTGTCGGCAACTAATTGATTTATTTTAGCTTTATCCGAAACAATACTTTTAGCCTTAGATTTGACATAAATCACTATAAAATTCCTTTATTTTTAAGGTATTGTTTATCCCATAATTCAGAGTTAACTTGAATCTTTGCGTGAAACTCTTCCCACTTTAATCTAGCATCATCTCGAAAGTACCCCTTTATTTCTACCCAAATATCCTCATTAACTAGATATAAATCAGGGCGATAAGTTTTACCATTAGATAACATAAACACTTTAGGTTGCCACTGAAAATCGATCTTATTAGTATTTAAATAATCAACAACCTTTGTTTCGTATGAAGCTCTACAAACTAAATCATTGTTAGTTTGCCAATGTTTTCGTATTGTTACATTATTAGATGCTTTAGCAATTTTATCGGCTACGGTGATATTTTGTACAGGATGTGGAGTTCCATAACGTAATATCGATGTTTGCTGCATCCTTTCTTGGATGGTGGACAATGGATATATAAATTTACGTTTATCAATAATATGGCGCCAATCAGTTATATTAACTTCACCGTCTTGCCATTGTAATGTTACTTTATAAGTTATGGGATCAAAGGAAATAAACTTTGCTTTGCCATGTGTACGCTCTAAAATCGTTAATTCCATATCGGTAATAGTGCGTTTGCGTTTATCAAATTCCTGTTGTCTTAGTGAAGGTGGAAATCGACCATTCTTTTTATCATCGACTTCCTTTAAGCGGAAAAAATAGGTAGTATCTTCATCATTAGTTTCTAACCATATAAAATTACACTTTGATTTATAATCAATATAAGTTAATAATTTAAATCTATTTGGAAACCATTTATCCAGTTTTTCTTGTGCTTCTTCTAGAGTTAACTTCTTAGTCATTTTTTATCTCTAAAGTCTTTAATAATCTTTTCATATCTTTTTATACGCTTAGGATCAGAATCGAAGCCATAAAATGAATGACCATATTTTAAACAAGTTTTTAATGCAGCAGAAGTACCCATAAAAAAATCTACAACTAAACTACCAGGTAAACAATCTGTCATACCAATCAATAATTCAGCTAAATCAGCAGGATAAGATTCGTCAAGTGAACCAACTTCTACTTTCCACGTGTTTCCTGGGCATGATACTTCTTCTGGCGTGCTAAGATATCTACGTATTGGATATCTATCTAATTTCCATACCGTACCATTACAAAAATAAAAAACAAACTCATGCGAGTTTACTAGATTCACTTCACTACGTTTACCTGGTAACCAACTTTTTTCTATCACTATATTATCTATATGACAAAAACCATTTTCCGTCATTATATTAGCAACTTCAAATGGTCTAGCTTTACATTCTTGTGGTGCATAACATATTAGAAATGCTATACCGTTAATGGCCATATGGGCTTTTAACTTACTCGCTAGATTGTTCATCATCTCCTTAGAGTAACCGTCCCGTTTACGAATCGGTACACGAAAAATAGCAATTTCAATACCTTGTGGCCAAATCGCGTCAACATCAAAACACGGTAAATTATTGATTCTTATATTAGTAGCCAAAAGATTAGCAAAATTATCCATAAATTTACTCATATATCTGGTTAGTATGCTCAATGATTATACGGACTTCTATTGTATTAAACTCCAGATTGACCAAAACCAGTTTCACCGCGGCTCGTATTGGTATCAACTGAATCAACTTGCGTTACGTAGTAAAGAGTTGTAAACGGATAAGTAATAAACTGAGCTAATTTTTCGCCCTTTTTAATAGTTATTTTAGCTTTTACTATATCAAGTGGAACTCCCTCATCATCGCGGGTGCGCAAATTAGTAATAATAGCGTGAACTATTCCACGGTATCCAGCATCTATCACGCCAGCATATACTAGTAATCCCTTAGCACCCAAACCAGATTTACTTTCGATAGAAGCATAGGTTGCAGCAGGTAACTTCATGCGAATGTTAAGTGGATGTTTAACAACTTGGCCTGGATATATAATGATATCCGAAGTTGCGTATAAGTCGTAGGCTGCATCGTCGCTATGTGCTTTAGTGGGTAACTTACCACCTTCTAAAACTTCGACTTGTATCTCGTGTAGTTGTTGATTGAGAGCCTTAATCTGATCTAAAGTTGACATGTATTGCTCCATATTTATAAAAAACTGAGATCATACCGATTGTACAAAAAAATAAAAAAGATGCAATATAAAAATAATCACTGGAGAAACGAGCATGTCCGTAGTATAAGCCAATCGTGGCACAACAGTTCACATAGCTACTATACTATACTAGAATCATATATTATAGATATGAACCCTGGGCGCAAAGCGCCCAAAATGAAAAAGGCCCTGACGGGCCTTTTTTGTATTGTAAAGTGTAGTATGTGATTTCAGGAAGAATAATTAGTTGGTTGGTTTTCTTGTATGTGCTTCACATAAACATTGTAGCCAATTTTTACCTGTTAGTTTTCCTGGTTGTCCACAACGTTCGCAAGTTACTTGCGATAGATTCTCTGCCTCTTCTATTAATTGGTGCATTTCACTGGTAGCATATGACATATAAAATCTGAGTGAACCAAACTTCTCTTTAACTTGTGTTGCTCTCGGCCACCAGTTACAACTTGGTTCATATACATCAGGATCATATTTCTTTTCATCTATGAACTTTTGTATTAGTGGTTCTAATTTCGAACTTAGATCATATAATAGTTGATACCACCCATCGTCACAACTAAAACCCCAAACTAGACATGTAGTATGGACGTCACCATTGCGATCTGCATATAGCAAAGGAAAGTCCTGACATAGTTTTTTGTCTAACTTATCGTGCATAAAGTATCCTTTTTGTATTATATAATGTGCATTTATATTAAGATCTAATGATCTTAACTTTGTCAGTTAGATCCTGATAGTACGCAATACGTTGATGTGCATGACGTTTTAACATCTCACTACCGAGTGGGATATAATCTAGGATGATACAGACTTCTTTACCAGGTATCTTGCGCAAGCCTCTTCCTACAACCTGTAGGACAGCACCTTTACTGGCCACGAAGTTGGCCATTATGAGTACATCTACAGGTCTAGTATCAACTCCTTCGCCGGCTTTACCTTCCGTAGCGACAAGACCAAAAACTTTACCATTGTTGAAATCATCGATGTAGGTTTGGGATTTTTTGTCTTCTCCCGTTGCGAATGGTATACTAAGTGCCTTAGATAGTTCATTGCCATGAGCTACCTCATCTACTATAATTAAGATACGTTTCCCAGCGTTTAAGAACTGTGTTGCATCTTGTAAAATTTGATCTTTCATAATTAAACAATTTAGTACATGAGCTTTATAGTTCTTTAACTTGTCGTCTTTATAGTTTTTGCCATCAGTGGGAACTTCTCGTACTATAAAATAAGGTTTAGCTAACCATTTATTTTCTATTCCCCACTTAGCATCACGGCGTATCAAAGTTGGTCCACAACCAGCTGCTATCATCAGATCTTTGCCATCATTTCTAAAGTCAGTTGCTGTTAAACCGAAAATACGTCCTACATGCCCTAGATTCAATGCTATCGCATAGAACGTGTCAGCAGCTATATGATGTACTTCATCAAATATAATCAGTCCTAGATCAATCTTTTGGAATTCAGCAACATGATTCATAACAGATGGAGCAATACCGACAGTTATATCTTTTATAGTGTGTTTACCACTTCCAAAATACCCTATACGTTGAGAACCAAAGGCTGAGCAAAGAATGCCGTAGAATTGTTCCGCTATGGCTTTATTAGGACAAACAACTAAAGTCTTACGACCAACTTCGCGAATAGCATGGACTGCTGTTAGAGTTTTTCCCAATCCAGTTGCTAGGTTTATTAACCCTCTCCAGTTATTTACAATAATATCTTTTGATTCTTGCTGATATATACGTAGATCATGAGGTTTATTAACCCATGGTAACGATATTTTGGCACCTGTATCGTGTCGTAGATCTTGTATATCTATTGAAGATATTAGATCTGCTACTTCATTAAGTAGACCGGTGGGAAAGGAGCACGATCCATCATCATTATCAACCAATAGGCATTGATCTATCTCTTTCTTTAGATCATCAGCCCGCTGTGATGTTTTGCCCCAGATACTCTTTGAAATACGTTTAAGCTGATACTGTTTAGATTTATCTGTATAGGATAATCTGGATTGAAATGCATTGTGGGCACTTTCATCAGCGCCTACGATTGTCGTTTTGTCATTTTTAATTATTATATTCATATACTCATTATACCGGCGTTAATCAACGGATTTGTATAATCAATATGAGATACCGATTTCTTTAAGTAGTTAAAATATTTGAGGAGTTTTTATGAGTTATGTTGGCAAATTAAAGACACAACTGTTCTGGTGGATCAAAAGAGGTCGTCCATTCTATATAAATGACGATTACAAAATAGAACTTTTATTCATCGATAAAGAACATCTTACAGCCAAAATACTTATTACAAATTTAAAAACCGATGAGCAGATTCAACCTGATCTAGAAGCAATGTCTGAGCAGGGCTGGTGATCTGTTATGGACAATAAACGCGCTAAACAGCTATTTGATAGATGGCGAACCGTACTAGCTAAAAAACCATCGCACGAACGAGAAACAAAAGTAGCTCAATCAAACTTTGAAGAACTATTCTATGAGCTATCGATTAATAGTGTTGAATTTGAATCTGCTGAAAGTTTGATCGACGAAGC